CTTCGTTAACTAATATGTCCTTCCAGTTCTAACTCATTAGACATCTGGAATTGCTGCAAAGGTAATAAAAAAGCCTGTAATCAATCAAGACTACAGGCTAATATTATTTACTCTTATAATGATAATCTATTCCAAATAAAGCTCCAACGAAAGTAAGCACCTCACCAAATGCTACCAGAATAGAACTATGTATGATACCTACAGGTACTACACAGAATCCTGCTATCAGTAATCCTATACCTACAACAACCAGTATGCAGGCAATTATTAATTGTATTTGTTGCTGATTCATAAACTCAAATAGACCTGAATGTTCCTGCAAATGTACCGTCACTACTGATTTTAAACTCTGCTGCATTATCAATCCACCAACTACACATACCCTTAGTTGAGAAATTATATTTTCTTGCAACTAATTTTAATCGTCTTGGATAATGTCCGATTGAAATGTAGCGTACATCTTGCCCGTTATACATAAACGCATAATTATTTGTACATTCAATCCTTATTAAACCGGGATTTCCCTTAAATATCATTTCAACTTCAAGCCCTATAAATGTATCACTGCAAGGTAATATTATTGTTCTAGGGTCATTATCCTTATTTTTCATAAAGAAGAAATTCAACCCATCCTTTAAATCAACTTCAAATGCATTTGCAAAATCATAATCATCAATATCTATAGTTTTAAATTCCTTCCTCGTACCATACTTTAATGTTAAACCACCTTCTGTATCCCAGCTAATATTTCCATTTGCCAACTTACCAGAACCATCATCCTTCAATTCCCATTTTCCAGACAGGTTTCTTATTGCACCAGACAGATAAGCATTATTAGAATAAAGTCCATCACCAGACAGTTCACCGAAATCAGTATCAGTAATTCCATCCAGATTACCAATTCTACTGGATACTATGGAATCTGATTCAGAAGTACAACCTGTACGTATATCAATACAGCCATCATACGGATTCAGCAGGATAGAACTTTGTCTGGCTGCATCACTCGTATTGGCTATCCTTACTAAAGCATCACCAGTTTCTATATTGCCTAGTGCTTCTATTACATTGCAGGTAATAGTCGTACCATCCACAGTATTAACCTTTAAAACTATCTTCTTTGAAGATGAATCAAAAGTCTGGCTAAGTAGAATATCATCCACCCTAAAGACAGAATCACTGACTGTAAGAACCATTACATTATTTTCATTGGAAGTTATACCTGTTACCTGTGCTGAATCGGTAACATATAAAATTCCATTAGTTCCCCTTACCTCATTACTCGTAATAGTAAAGACATCCAGCCCTCCTTTTACTTTCAGATTGTCAAACTCTCCATTCTTGCCAGCGACAGAGTTAAATTTCACATCAGAATCTGTGCTTAAATACTGATTTATCGTATCTACATATTCATTCTTATCTTGTTTGTTTTCATTCAAGTATTTACCCATATTGGCAGATAATGCCTTATCCTTGCTGGAAGTTTCCAAATCATCAATTACCACAACTTTAGTACCAGCTTCACCTGATACTGTTGGCTGTAAAACTGTGCTTGAATAACTTCCACCTACATTCTTTAAATACTTGTTCCTGAAATTATGTGGTATATAGTTAGATTTTATTTCCATATTATCGTATTTCATTCAATTCAACATCACACTTATTATTCATCAAATCGTAGGTGATGGAATTGATTACAAAGTTCTTATTCAAGGTATTCTCTTTCAGGATTGAATTAAGCGATATATCCCTATTCTTTATTGAGTTACTGTATCTGAACCGTGGTTTACTATAGTAATTCACATACTTATTAATACAGTGTTCTTCTGCTTTCAGTTTATCTTTAGAAACTCCATCAGTCAACGTATCAACAAAGTAATATTCATCTCCTACCTTAGTAAGAACATAGCTATAGCTGCCTGCGTGCTCATTATAGGTATTGATTCTAAATTCAATATCATCAAAATCATTCACTATATTTTCATCAATCACATTCTCAAACTTCAAGTCTTCATCATACGTTTCATCATTAAAAATATCCTTCACATAATCAGATGTAGTATATTTCAATTTAACATCATTAATATGAAATGAATTACACCTGACAGGTGATTTATCAGTACGTCTCATAGGAGTAGTTCCAAGTTGATTAGGAGCGTAAAGTTCAAATGTCAACTCCCCTAATGTCATTTTATCAGATGGTAATGAAACGGCAACACCATCTTCACTTTCTGCCAGATTCATACGCCACGAAACTGTATTAGTCAATGAATAATCTGTATCAAACACCTTATCCCCTACTTTATTCTTATGCACCAGATAAAAACAGTCTTGCAATTTACATTCATCATAGAACCATTTCTCGACAAATACACGCTCATTACTGCTATTCATATATGAATACACGTAATTTCTATCTGCATATCCACCGCTATACTTTTCACGTCCAGAAATAGAATCATATTCCCCTTTAGTAACAAATCGCCAGTAACCGTATTCATCCAGATACTTATACCAAGTTGCACCTGCCCAAGTATTTGGACCGTTACATATCTTATAATAATTCCTTGCAACTTTATTATGATACTCCTGATAATTAACCCATCCATCACCATCATAGTACATCTTATCACCAATTGCAAGTTTACATTTAAACATCGTATCCGTGAATCCCGTGGAATATTTACCATCATAGTATTGTTCATCAGATGTTACAATACATTCTGCTGCATTCCAATCACCAGACAGCCTATAATTTATATCAATAATGAAAGTTCCACCTTTGACTGCTATAGGTAGCTTATTTTTCAATGACAATTGGACTCCGTCTGTTGTTTTCCATCCCATCAGACCGTAATCACTTATCGTAAAATATGTCTTCCAATTTAAAGAGGAAGGTTCATTTGCAGTCTCATAGTATGCTGCCTTTTGCCAGTAGCTGCCATTTGATGCAGCATTATCTGGAGTTACTTCTTCTATCGGTTCTATTGGTTTGTTAATTTCAAAAAGATATGGCTTATTCCAATCCCAATTATTCTTCGATTTAAAGAAAGCATTCAATAATGTATAATTCTTACCACTAATATCCCTTGTCGATTCATAATACTTATTTGCGTCTGCATTCTGATTTATAATATCATCCTCATCATTCCATTCAGGAATTATAGTATTATTAGAATTTGAATTAGCAACTACCACCACCTTATTATATAGCTCACCAATAGCTATACTGGCATTACTTTCATAAATATTCTGATTAACATTAATAACGGTGTTATCAAGTGCTACCACCGTATTACTATCATCTGACAGGGTATATTTAGTATATAAATTGATATTCTTAATAATATCATAGTCCACGAAGTAAATAGAATCACCATAATAATAGCAAGTCATACCCAGATACCTTGCAATATATTCCAGTACGTCTTTACAGTTCTCTGCTTCATTCGCTTCATCGAAGAAATTTCTATCTAATATGAATAAGTTATTTAGTAAATCAGTAGTATCATTTATCTTCTTTGCGTTGTGTACATAGACATTCTTTATCAGTCCATTGGAATCAATCTGGCTTATGATATGTTTGATTACCTGATAGAAAGACACTATAGACTGCTTTTCATTTAGATAGGTGTAGTTATAATTATTAAGGGATGAAAGAATATCGTTGAACTGCAATGACAACAAATTATATTCTTCATTATAATCTGTACTGTAAAGACAAGGAACAGAATACCCACACCACAACAAAGAACCATTCTTTGAGATGGTACAATATATCTGGTTTCCTAATGCTGTGTACAGATTAGCCAGTACCTTTGTCGTTAAGACATTAATCTGGCAATCCGAACATTTGATTGGTTTGAACACATCATCATCTGATTCATAGTTAATTGAAACTGCATCAGCAGAACAGAGTAATTCAGAAGCTATCAAAGTACCTCCTGAATCCCTGTATATTTCAATATTGATAGTATTCTCATCTATATCCTTAAAAGATGAGTTATATATTAATTGATAGCCCATTTTACCTTAGTCTATTTGTTCTATTACTGTGTTGTTTTAAAACTCCAACCAGTGCTTTATCTGAAATCTTAAATTCAACTTCTCCAGACATAGCACCTCCTTTTACAGGTGAACCACCGTCTAACAGGTTGAACAAATTGGACTGCTGACTTTTATTCAGAATCATTTCACCACTATTCACCCTAGCCAATATCTTATCACCAAAGAAGGAACTGCCATCAACCACACCACCATTGGCAAATTGTGGCATAGTGGCAAAAGCTGCTATTACAGAAGCTACAGCAGCACCAGCCAACAACCAACCTACTACTGGTGTTTGCGTGGCACTGGCTACGGCATTTCCTATAGACTCCGCTTTCTTTGCAGCAATAAGAGCTTCTATAGCAGGAATAGCAGTACCTATAGCTGTCATTAAATTAGCACTCCAAGTTAACCAAGCAGAAGCACCTTCATTTGTCATTTGGGATATAGAACCCATAACAGTAGCAATAGCACCTAATGAAGTTGCATAATCATTATTTACTTTTACATCTTCTTCTGTTACAAATGGAGAAGTTAGTTTACCAATATCCCTTGAATTAAAGCCTTTAACAGATGGAATACCAGCAGGTTTTAATTCTCCCTGCTCCCTACTGTTATATTTAGCAGTAATATTCAGAACTATTTTTTTCTGTTCCAGTTCCTGTATCAGTTTTAGTGCAGATACTCTGGCATCGTTTGTAATGGCAGCAGCATACTTCTTTCTGGCTTCCGTTATCAGCTTATCCAATTCAGCAACAGAACCAGCAGGAATTACTTCTTCTGTTTTTACCTTATTATTTCCTCCAGCAGGTTTAAGACTATTCTGTAATTCCAATGTACGTTTATCAAAATCATACATACGCTTTTTCAAATCATAAGCATATTCATAGTTTTTAATCATTTCACCTCTATTGGCATCATTATCCTGATTCAAGAAATTCTGCTTTTCAAGTTCTGAATTTTGTTGTTTGAACAGTTCCATTTGTTGCTTAATAGAAGACAGTTTTTCCCTCATCTGTTTTTTGGTTTCACCTGTCCATTCATTAGTATCACCTCTGGTAGAATTAATCCTGCCTTGTATTTGGTTTATTTCCTTTTCGTATGCCTTTAACTGGTCTTGATACTCCGTTAATGCCCTTTTCTCATTTCTAGATGAAAAATCATTATTATTGATTGATATATATTTATGTATATCATTAATATTAAAGTCTTTTCGTCCTGTTCTAATATTCAATGATTGAATAAGTTCTTCTTCTGCACCTCCCAAGACATCAGTAACATCTATTTTAAAATCGTCTTTCAACTTTTGCAAGTCTTTAAATGCCTTCTCCCGTTCCTGCTTGCTTTTAGTGGTATCCCTGATTATAGATTCATATTTCGTAAACTCCGTTTCAAAGACTTTAGTATTGAATCCCATTGATAACTTAGCATCAGTCAACGAATCACGCAAAGCAGAAAGTTCTTTCAAATTCCTTATTGTAGAAAGAACACCGTTATTAAATGCTTCAAAACTGCCAGCAGACATAGACTGAAAGAATAAATCTACAGTTCCTTTACAGGAATTTAATGTATTGTCCCATTCATCATTAGTAGCCTGTGAGCTTCTTATTATCTTCATAAAAGCGTCACTGGCAGTAGTCGCAATTCCAATACCAGCAGCAAACTTTCCTATAGTACCTACTATATTGCCTGTTATCTGTTGAAACTCCTGTACTTGCCTGCTGCTCTTAACTATGTTATTATTAAAACCAGATGAATCAAGTAATAGTCTGGTTACTAAATCAGCCATATATATTTAGTTTTGTGTGTTTATAAATTGATTAGCTTTAGCCTGTAGTCTGGCTATATCGTCTTTACTGATAGAAGTATCTTTCTCTTTGGCTTCATCCCAATCAAACTTCATAATATCAGTAGGTGATAACTGCTTGGTACTGTTAGTTTGGGCTATGATATAACTTATCATTCTAGCCTGTTCCCAGCTTGTTTTATTCTTATATTGCAGATTCTCCAAGACTGCCTTCACCTCATACATTTGCATACTGTCCAGAAAATAATCAGGTGCTATACCTGCTTCCAGAACTATCAAAGCATACAATTCGCTAATCGTTACTTTTTTTTTGAATCTACAGTATCACTTATGAATGCAGACTGCTTTTCCATCTCCTTAGAAAGAAAATCCTGTAGCTGGATAACTAAGGCTGGTTCATCATCGCATTCATTAATAAAGTCCTCGAATGTCATTTGCAAATCTGGATTATTGGCTACTAACAGACTATAATAAAACAGGTAGTAATCCGTTAGATTCTCCAATCTGAATATCTTGCCTGTTATCTGTTCAAATACGAACATAGCCCTGATAGTATATCGTATA